TTCATAATGAATCAAGGTTATGAATATCAATACAACATAGGAGAAGAAATAATATGACAAATAAAGACATGTTTGATCAAGCATTTCCACAAGATAAACAGATAGGCGGGAGTCACTACAAAGACTTTTATATTCAACCGTATGAATTTATTTCTAAGAACGACCTTTCTTTTTTTCAGGGAAACGTTATAAAGTACGTGTGTAGATACTTGAATAAAAACGGAATTCAAGATTTAGAAAAAATAATTCATTACTGTGAATTAGAAATTAAAAAAATGAAAGATATAGATGTCAAAAATAAGAAAAAATATAAAGATAAATAATTATAAATTTGTATTAGAAATATATCCTGCAAGAAATGGATGTAATGGAAAAGAAGGACCTTATTGGGAAATATTTCCACATAGCTATAAAGCATCATTATATGCTTTTAGTAATAAAGATAATTTAAATAAAAAAATAGAAAAAGAATATTTGTGAATATAATTGCTGTCTATGATTTGTGTTTTTACACACTGTGTACTTATTATTTTTGGAGTAAATTAACATGATGTTTGAAGCACAAAAGGAATGGACTTGTCCAGAAACTTTCCCTGATTTAAGTCAGGCAAAATATATTGCAATTGACTTAGAAACTAAGGACCCTAATTTAAAATCAAGAGGTTCTGGTGCAGTTATTGGTGAAGGTGAGATAATAGGTTTTGCTTTAGCTGTTGATGGTTGGTCAGGTTATTATCCAATAGGACATAGAGAAGGTAATTTAGATAAAAGAATTGTTCTAGATTATATAAAAGAAGTTTGTGCAACCGATGCAGTTAAAATATTTCACAATGCAATGTATGATGTTTGTTGGTTAAGAGCATACAATATAAAAATAAATGGTTTCATTGTAGATACAATGGTTATGTCATCATTAATTGATGAGAATAGATTATCTTACACATTAAATAGTATTGGTTTTGAATATCTAAGAGAAGTTAAAGATGAAAAAGGATTGAAAGCTGCAGCAGAAGCTGCTGGTGTAGATGCTAAATCAGAAATGTATAAACTTCCTGCAATGGATGTTGGAGCTTATGCAGAAAAAGATGCAGAACTTACTTTAGAATTATTTAAAGTTTTATCTAGAGAGATACACAAACAAAATTTATCTGAGATATTTGACCTGGAGACACAACTCTTTCCTTGTTTGATTGATATGAAATTCAAAGGAGTAAGAGTAGATGTAGAAGCAGCACACCAATTAAAACAGTCAATGGTGCAAGAAGAACAAGAGTTATTATTAACAGTAAAAAAAGAAACAGGAATTGAACCACAGATATGGGCAGCGAGAAGTATCGCGAAAGTTTTTGACAAACTCGATTTACATTATGAAAGAACTTTGAAATCACAAGCACCATCCTTTACTAAAAATTTTTTATCTGAACATAAACATCCATTAGTACAAAAGATTGCGAAAGCAAGAGAAATAAATAAAGCACATACAACCTTTATAGATACAATATTAAAACATGAGCATAGAGGTAGAATTCATGCGGATATTAATCCAATAAGATCGGATCAAGGAGGTACNGTTACCGGAAGATTTAGTTACAGTAATCCTAATCTACAACAGATCCCTGCAAGAAATAAAGATTTAGGACCNAAGATAAGATCTTTATTTATACCAGAACAAAATCATACTTGGGGTTGTTTTGACTATTCACAACAAGAACCAAGATTAGTTGTACATTATGCAGCGACAACAGATCCAATTATGTATGATGATTCTGTTACACAAATTGTAGAAAAATTTAAAAGTGATTCAGTAGACTTTCACCAAACTGTTGCAGACATGGCAGGGATATCTAGAAGTAATGCTAAGACAATTAACCTTGGATTATTTTATGGTATGGGTAAAGCAAAACTACAAGCAGAATTAGGTTTATCCACTAAGGCAGAAGCAGAAAATTTATTTAATCAATATCATGAAAACGTTCCNTTCGTTAGAGANTTAATGAATAGAACTTCACAACATGCTCAACTATCNGGATCAATTGGAACATTACTTGGTAGAAGATGTAGATTTAATAAATGGGAACCAAATACTTTTGGTATGCATACACCTATGTCTTTAGAAGAAGCGGAAAGAACTTACGGTAGAGGAAGAATTAGAAGAGCTTTTACATACAAAGCTTTAAATAAATTAATTCAAGGTTCAGCGGCTGATATGACTAAGAAAGCAATGTTAGATTTATATAATGAAGGTATTATACCGCACATACAAATACACGATGAATTGGATATTTCTGTAGAGTCACCTGAGCAAGCCAAAAAGATAATTGAAATTATGGAAAATGCTGTTAAACTAGCGGTCCCAAATAAAGTTGATTATGAATATGGTAATACTTGGGGTGAAATACATGGATAAATATTATGGCATATTTAAACGCGAACATTCCTCCAATCTATTGCAAGGTAAGGAAGGAGTATCTTTATGATCTTAAAGAACATCAAGGAGAGTCTAGTGACTGTGTTATCTTTGGTCTTGTCTCTATATCAGGTCGCGCACTCTTATTTAACATCATGCTACCCAACGGTGCGTGCTTTTGGCGTTTGCCTATATCAGCGTTTTTTCAAAAAGAGTTTTCCAGAGCCGATGTGCCGGATATGCAGGCGAACGAATTACAGTTGTGGAACTGTTTTAGTTATTGGCCTAGCGTGCATTGCTTTGATTGGTTGGCTGGTATAGATGGTAAATATCTAGGAAAAGATAAAAAATTTTATCATGGACAATATTTATTTACTATTGACTGGGCTCATCCAGAGACTAATATACTCAATACAGAGCATTCTGAAATTCCTCAAGAACATAAGTGTGCACACATACTGGCTCTTACTAACGGGAATTATGCAGCTCAGCCTAATAATCGTATTCTGTGGCATGTTAATAGCTACACTACTGATAACAGCTGGCCTGACTATAAAGTGCAAAATACGGTCTGGGATGTTGAAACTTCGGACTGGGTTACAGAAGATTCTGATAAAATGTTCTATGAAATAGAACCAACGGAGGACAAATGAATTTAGAAAAAGATTTAAAAGAACTGAGAAAACAAAAACAGATGAAAGAATCTGCTATTGCTCAACTTAGAAAAAGAAGTAAAGACTCAATTGCTAGACCAAAAGCAACTAAAAATATTACTTCTAATGATCCAAGACTTCAAGGAATTTAAATGAAAAAATATTGTAGTATTTGTAACCACAGGTGTCATTGCATTGGACAGGGTTTTTATGTAAGTGGTAACAAATGTGACGCATGTATTTGTGATAAATGTGATTGTGGTGGCGTGAAGCTAGGAGCTAGTGTCAAGAAAAATTTTTGGCAAAAAATAAAAGATTGGTTATTTTAATGTTAGATAGATTAATATATAATTTTTTAGGATTTATAGACAATTTATTTTCTAAAATAGAAACATTTGTAATTAACATATCTACATGGTTGTGGAGTAAAAGAGTAAAAATTTTAAGAAAAAAACGAGGGATAAAAAAATGAAAAAATGTAAACAATGTGAGAAAGAATTTGAACCGAAAGACGAATTGGATTTATTCTGTAATCAAGATTGTAAAGAAGAGGCATTAGCAGAATTAGATTCAGGTTCTGATGAGTGTCTATCATGTCAGTAAAAATTTCAGAAAACACTTCAATCGGCTTACCATTACGGAACTTAATTTCCTTGTTAGCAGCCGTAGCTGTTGGAGCATGGTTTGCATTTGGTGTTATTGAAAGATTAAATAGATTAGAGACTAAAAACCAATTATTTGAAAAAGATTTACTTGAGGCTAGTGTTCAAAAACCCATAGACCAGGAGCAATTCATGATCCTGGAATGGCAGGCGACCCAGATAGAGAAGATGCAAAAGCAACTAGAAGACAATGTACACACTGGTGTAATGTTAAAAGCACATGAAAAAGAAATAGAAAAATTAAAAGCAGATATAGAAAAATTAAAAGATGCAACAAGAGATATTAAATTTGCAAATGGAAACGGAGAACATTAATGACTAAACTAGTTATAGCGCTTTGTTTATTTTTAAATGGTCAATTAGTAGAGCACCGTATTCAAGATTCAATGGGCACATGTCTTAAAATGAAAAGAGAAGCAACACGAAACGTGGACATGAGAAATAAACAATTTATGTGTGGAGAGGTAGAAGCTTATATCTCTATTAATATTGACGGTAGCGAAACAATTGATAAGATAGTTATTGAATCAAAATAAAATGAATCTTTCTCGTAATTTTACACTTCAAGAATTAATTAAGTCAGATACAGCGATCCGGTTAAATATTGATAACAATCCTAATTCAGATCAAGTAGAAAAATTAAAAATGCTTTGTGAAAATGTACTGCAGCCGGTACGGGACCAATTCGGTAGAGTGAAGGTTACATCAGGCTTCAGGTCTCCGGAATTATGTAAAGCAATCGGTAGCAGTGAGAATTCACAACATGCAAAAGCTGAGGCAGCAGATTTCGAATGTCTAGGAACTGACAATGCTGAACTAGCAGATTGGATACATAAGAATCTTGAGACAGATCAATTGATTTTAGAATTTTATACGCCAGGTGAGCCTAACTCTGGATGGATACATGCAAGTTATGTACCATATCAACCAAGAAGACAATTCTTACATGCGTATAGAGAAGATAAGAAAGTAAAATACAAACCTGTTATTGGTCGAGCAGTAGATCTAGTATAATGACACCACAACTAAAATATTATTATAAAAATAAGGAAGCAATATTAAAACAACATAAAGAATATAGATTAAAAAATAAAGATAAAATAAAAAAACAAGCTAAGGAATATGCTTTAAAAAATAAAGATAAAATAAAAGAATATAGAGAAAAAAATAAAGAGAAAATTTTAAAATGGCATTATAAATATTTAAAAAACAGATATCATAATGATGTTGGTTTTAGATTGGCTACTATTTTAAGAAAAAGACTTAGAGGTGCAGTAATGAAAAACTATAAATCTAAAAAAACTATGGAATTATTAGGATGTACTATAGAAGAATTTAAAAAATACTTAGAATCTAAATTTACTAAAGGGATGACTTGGGACAAAATTCATATAGATCACATTAAACCTTGTGCTGCGTTTGATTTGACTAAACCTGAAGAACAATCTAAATGTTTTCATTACACAAACTTACAGCCTTTATGGGCTATTGATAATTTAAAGAAAGGTGCAAAATATGACGCGTAAATTTAAAATGTTTAATAAAATAGATACTGTTCATGGTGTTTGTGAAGAGTGTGAGGAAGAAGCAATTTTAGTTGCAATCGTATCAGAGTTTTATAGATGCACTAACTGTGGTCATGATACTAAACAACATATCAATGGTAGAATTAGATATTTAAAGTTAGATGAATCTGATAAGAAATGGATCAAGGAAAATTATATTAAGTAATGGCTAAAAAATTTAAAGATCATGTGGTAAGAGACAAGCCTAGAAAAAGAGGTAGTCGACAACACAAGAAATCATTAAACAAGAATGAGAAAAGACAGAAGCGTACTCGGCGTTATAAAGGCCAGGGTAAGGGGTGAAATTTTTCTTAACGGTATATATCTGTTCAGTAGTTACACAAAACTGTGCGGAAGTACCTGTTCAAAATCACACATATGATCGATTCTATAAAACTCATGCAGAGTGTGTAAAGAAAGGACTTAGTGAATCTCATTCCGTTCTTTATAATGGTAAGTTATTTAAATTATCCACTGTAAATACTATGGAATTATATCCAAAATTTATGTGTGAAAAACTAGAATATACTAAGAAAGACGCTTGACATATTATTTTATTATCCTATATTCATAGTTTAACAAATGAAAGGATAGTATGACAGATTATACTAAATACAAAAACATAACTGTTGATGACAGCACTTATGTAACTGTGACCAAACTTCAAGATCATTTGGTCCCGGATATGAAAATATCTAGAAGTGAAGTAATAAGACAATTAGTAAAAGAGAAAGCGAGAAAACTAAATGGTAAACTTAAATCTAGCCGATCATAATACGAAAGTATTAAATGAGACAAGAGAAGATCCAACACAACAACTTTGGAGAAGTGTCTTGAGACAAGCTTTTGAAGATGCGTTTCTTGGAGCTAAATTACATTTATGTGATTACGAGAGGCGAGATGCGAGGAGCTTTGTATCAGAGCGATCTACAAATTTTGATGAAGTTTGTGAACTTGCAGGACTTAGTCCAGATTATGTGTGGGATAAATTACAAAAGTTTAGAAAGGAGAAATATGTTTGGAAAAATGATCTGCAACGAGTGCAATGGTAATGGTTATATAATGATCTGGAGAGATGCCAGTCAAAAAGAAAAGTTTGCAATTGATTGCAATGCTTGTAATAATCAAGGTGAAATTGAAATAGGTCCAGAAGATTTGGATTTAGATATTACACCAGAAAGGACACAATGATGGACGAACAAAGAAGTAAGACTATAGAAACTCAAAGACTAACTTTAGAATCTGTTTTAGTTAAAGAACTAAATGGAATTATAAAAAAACAGAATGATGAGATTGATAAGTTAATCAAACAAAAAGAATTTCTTCAATCTAAACTAAGGGAGAAAGCAGAAGATGATAAAACGAGCGATAATTGATGCACTGAGTGCAAGATACAATGCTCAAATTACTGAAGCTGAGGCAACAATTAAAATATATTTAGAGCAATCAGTTGGTATTGGCGAGCATCCGCAACATATTGATGAAGTCGATAAGTTGATTCAAAAGATAGCTGAGGCTGAAGAGAAGATAGGTATTCTTGAAGGCTACAAGTTATAATGGATCAACTAAATTTATTTACTTACTTTAATTGTGAGGTTGATGAACCGAAAGTAATTTTAGGAGTAGATAAAGTGGATTTGTCTACATTACCAAAAGATCCATTTAGAATAAATGGTAAAGGTCAGCCATATTCTGTTATTCAACCCAATAAATATTTTGTACATAAAACTGGTGGGTATCATTTTACGGATGAACAAAAGATAGGTAAAAATGATTATCCATACGTTACATTAGAAAAAGATAATAAAGTAATGGTTATAAAACCTCATGTTAGTTGGTCCGATCCATATCCTAAAATAGGGGTTCGTATAAACAGAGAAAATAATACACCTACTACTATGATTATAAAAATGCACAGGATTGTAGCTTATGCTTTTATCAAAGCACATAAGAATCCTAAATATTTTTTAGTAGATCATACTGATGGTGATATTACTAACTATAGACTGGATAATTTAAGATGGGTAGATGGAAGTAAAAATTTAACAGGTAGAAAATTTAATAAATCTAAGCAAATGGAATTAGCTAATTTTTTAAAGAAAGGAAGATAATGCCTAAGTGTTTTAGTTGTCAAACAGAATTAATTTGGCAAAATGATTACGATGGAGAAGATGTTGCACCCGATACTGATTATTTAATTGTATCAATGTATGAGTGTCCAGAGTGTAACGCCTGGTATGAAGTGTATCACGGTAAACGAGAAGAGGATATGGGAATATGGAATTAAAGTGGAATAAACAGTTTGACTACCCAAAGTCTGTTAGAGAATTAATTAATGAGAAACGTCATTATGTAGTTGGTAACGAAAAATTACCATCTGTTACAACAATATTGTCAGCTACACAAAGCGCTGAAAAACAAGAGTCTTTAAACAAATGGAAAGCTAAGGTTGGCGAAAAAGAGGCAGAACGTGTCAAAAATGTGGCAGGAACAAGAGGTACTAAAATGCATAGTATTTTGGAGGGTTATATCTTAGGAGAAAACGTTCTAGATCTTACAGAGACGGGCGGAGAGGCCCATCGAATGGCTCAGACGATCATAGACCAGGGAATGCCTGATATGGATGAAATATGGGGCTCTGAGGCGACTTTGGCGTATCCTGGACTGTATGCCGGTGCAACTGATTTATGTGGTGTTTATATGGGACGAGAAAGTATATTGGATTTTAAACAATCGAACAAGCCGAAAAAGGTTGAATGGATTGAGGACTACAAGCTTCAAGGGGCTGCGTATAGTATGGCACATGACTACATGTTTGGAACACAGATCGAACAGATAGTTATCTTGATGTGTACACCGGATTGTTTCTTTCAGAGATTTATTATTAATGGAAAGGAATTTCGGGAATATAAATGGAAATGGTTAGAAAGGGTAAATAGATATTATGAGCAGAAATAATCAAATTACACAACTTACACGGGAATGTGATGACCTAGCTGCGCGTTTCTGGCAGCTAGAGGCGAGCGGCAGGGGGCAAGGTTATTTAGAATGGTTACAAAAAGTGAGGCAAGTGTCTGAAATCATTGAAGAAAATCG